TCTTCAAATCCGGTACATGGATGACGTTGATTGCTATGTTATTTCTGATCCTTTTCTCTTTAATCAAACTTTCGGCATAATATTCTAAGGAATTCTCGATAAAAGGTATGAAATGTATGTCAGGACAACCTTCCACTTTTATACGCATGGTACCTCCCGTAAAAAGCTTACAAGGGGTATTTAGGATTTGGTAGGCCGGGAGAGATTCGAACTCTCTATCTTTCGATTATGAGTCGAGTGCTTATACCGGGTTTATGCTTCCGGCCCTTTATCTGGTCCGGCGTAGAGGAATCGAACCCCTGTTTACCGCTTAGAAGGCGGCTATCTTATCCATTAGAAGAACGCCAGAATTGGTCCGTCGTGGAGGAATCGAACCCCCGTCTAAGCTTTAGGAAAGCCCTATACTATCCATTGTACTAACGACAGATTGTTAGTTTGAGTTGGTCCTCATTCATATAGTTGACAGTTTGCGTCACCGAATGGTTAGGACGCTGTTTCACGACAGGAATGAACTTCTTCCCGTCAATAAACCTTGGTTCCCAATGAGAGTATGTATAGAAAATCTCATCCGGACGAATCTTGTTCTGTGCTTTTTTAAGAATTTGTGGTTTCATGATATGAAATCCTACCATTAATACTACCATTATATAGCATTCCGAGGCGGATGGCAATAGGTCCTGCTTACCATAATACAGGGACACTCTATCGTCGTGTCGGACTTATACGCTCCTAAGGTGAAGTCTGTGGAAACTTCTTACCGATGTTGTATTTTGGCACCAACTGCCAGTCATTTTTCTCTTTGTGGGAAATAATTTTGATCTGGGACATGAAAATTGGTTCAGGTACCGCGGTACTATTTTTGTCCACTATGGTTACCAGACCCCAGTCATTCAAGAGGTTTGCTATGGTGTTTCGTCTAGCCAGGTCGGATTCGGAAATGTCGGTAGGTTTATGGTCGAGTGCAAACATTTCCTTGAAATGCATGATCGAATATAGTCCCTGCTTATGGAGTATATGGCAGGATTGATACAGAATCTTTTCTTTCTTGGATGCAATACCTATGCGAGTGAGCGTTTCCTTTACTTTCAGAAAATCGTCTTTCTCCTTGAGGGTTATCAGTATACCGTGACCATTAAAAATGTCAATTTCACTCATTTCTTATCCTTATTATTGGTGAACATTTTATTATGTCATATTTATAAATGCTACCATTTTAAGAGGATAAGTTAGTGATTACTTCTTGATGCCACCTTTGTCCAGTTTTTTCCTGATTTCCTCGATCTGATCGGCCGAGAGCAAGGATAGTGCATCCTTTGCTTTCTCGTTGCTGTACCCGAAATACTGCTTGACAATATCCAGGTCACCCACCTTCGTCTTTGTCTGCCATGGCTGGAACTTCCGCTTCATACCACGGATAGAGTGCAGATAGAAATTGTACTGCATATCCGGATCCAGATTGCCGCACATGTTAAGTTCATTCACATATGGAAGACAATCCAGATGGTAGGACAGGGCTCGGTTGACAATGAATGGTTTGTACTCTTTCAAGTCAATGCTATCCCGGATAACGTTTACCTTCGTTACCAAGATCGAATTGATAATGTCCTTGAACAGGTCTACGGTCATTGGAATTCACACTCGACCATGATTTCCACCAGACAGGCTACCGCATTGATTTCCGCATCGTTGACGAATGCTGCTTGATACTGGTACTTGGCCAGGATGACCACCAGTTGTGGAATGGAATTGGGCTTCAGGAATGTGTACATCGAATCGTACAGTTTCCTGTACAGTTTGGTGGTATCCGAGTCCAGATTGTTTGTCACCCATTTCCGTGCAGTCGAGAAGTCCTTCTCCTTGAGTGCCTTCATCAATGCATCGACCTGTGCATCCGTAATGCTTGTCAGGATACCCTTGTCGATTACACCAGAAACCGAATACCTTTGCAGTTCATTCAGAATACGCCTGTTGTCTGGGAAGTGCTTGGTGATAACCGCAGCAACTACACCCTTGTCATAACGTACTCCCTCCTGCTCCAGGATCGACTCCACGCGCTTAAAAAACTGGTTAGCCATCTTGACCTTAGACCCATTGGCCTTGAACTCGATGACGGAACACCTAGAATGTATAGGATCGATAATCCGATTGACAAAGTTGCAGGTGAAGATGAACGAACAGTTGATCGCAAATTCTTCGATTGCACCACGTAATGCTGGTTGTGTCGAATTAGGATTCAGGTAATCCGCCTCATCGATGATGATTACCTTCCGACCACCCGAGAAGCTTACCGCAGATGCATAATTCTTGATCTTGGTCCTGAGTACATCGATTCCCGACTCATCAGATCCATTTATGACCAGATAGTCACAACCAATCTCATCGCACATGGCCTTGGCCACGGTGGTTTTACCCACACCAGCGGTACCTGTCAGGATCAGATTTGGTATTTCCTTCTTGTTGACGTACTCCTGGAAGGTAGCCTTCAACGAATCTGGAAGAATGCAGTCCTCTACTCTATGAGGCCTGTACTTCTCTACCCATAATGTATGTTCAATCGTCATTCTTTTTCCAATGCCATCCTAGAAGGAGGCTATTAAACAATCTGTGGTGCCAACTGGGCTTATGGAACGTAGGAAACGAAACGCCTCTACCATTTCCAGAAGTTATGATCCAGAAACCTACAGGTTTAGGTGAAGTCTCAAACTGGTATATACCTTGAGCTTTTTCATTGTATCTTGCGTAATCGGAATCGCTTTCGTACATGACTAAACTACTACGCTATTTTTCGATTCGAATGCTACCCAGTACTGGATATCTGCTGTGGTGTTCTTGAAGTGCCCGAAGCCCTTGAATGAAATCTTCACATCATAGGTTCCGGCAATCATCTTGATGTTCTCCGTCTTGAAGACGATCTTGTACTTGTTACCATTACCTGGTGCAACCACAATCGAGTTGGTATGTGACGAATTATCCTCTGCATCGAAAGCCATCACGGAGATTTCATCGCCCTCCGATTGCACGCATAGGTGTGGAGAAGACAATACGCTTGAGGATTTCATGATCCAATCGTAGTCTTCCGCCGACAGAGTGAATGCACAATCCACGCTAGGAAGTACCAATGCCTTATCAGGAGGTGTAACGATCATTTCCTTTGCAGTCATGCGATACTTGACTTTCCTGTTACCCGCCTTGAAGATGATGTTCGACGCATCGAAGTCCAGGTCTACCTTGTCCTTGAACAGGGAATACACAGAAAGGAACTGGTTCAGGTCATAGACACAGAATTCCACGGGGAATTCGTCCTTGAGGATGGCCTCCGCTAGAACCGTCTTTCCCGTAGATACGGTCGATAGTTTGTTACCGACCTTGAACTGCAATCCTTGATTGATTGTGGAAAAGTTCTTAAGTACGGCCAGGGTTTCATTTGATAGTTGCATTATTTTTCACTCCATCTATTAGTCCCTGCATGGTACTAGAACCAAGCAAGTCTGTCAATGTTCCTAGAAGATTCTTTTTCAGGTCGTCCAAGGAACCATCATTCTGTATTGTGGCATCGATTCCACTACTGATCCATCTCCATTCGGATTCATGAATGCCGGATTCCCGCATCATGTAGATTTCCGCTTTCTTGGATCCTTCATTTGCATTGAAGGCAATTTCGTACCAGCTAGGATTCTTTCCACGGGAGATTTCAATGATGACACCACCTTCCTTTTTGATGAAGGCCATTTCATTCTGGAAACGAACATCGGTGATGGTATAGTTGGTACCATTCTTGAGTTTCTTCCCGAGTGAGTCGATCCAGAAGTTTTCATGGAAGATTTTCCGTGCTACTTCGGTACCAATCTTCTGCATTGCTTCCCGAGGCGTGAAGTTTCTTCCGAATTTTATCGACCAGAATTCGTCATTCTTTTCACGAAATGAGCGGGACTCGATAGTATCACCCTCCAGCATGGTTCTAGGCCAGTCGAACATTATTGCTGTAACGTCCTTGACAGAGGAAGCAAAACTGTGTGGTTCGAATCCTAGTTCGGATTGGAGTATGCCACCAACAGTACCTTTGCCTGAGCCGATAAAACCGACAATACCAACCAGCATGATCTTACCTCTTCTTTGTATATGTACCCTTGGTCGAATCCCAGAATGGCACTCCGTGCTTCAAATAACTCTTGATGTATTCGTTGACAACTTTCCGGCGAGCCTTGTAATCTTCGAAGCTTTCCCCTTCCAGTCTCTCTGGTCGAATACTCAATCCTTCATTCTTTGGTTCTGGTTCAAGATTGTGGGCCAGAGGTGCCATTATCTCCATTGACGTATCAGTTTGTTCGACAATTGCCATTACATTTCTCCGACGAAGTTAGCTACAGCAGGCATATCACC